AGCGGTTTTAACTCCGCTTCTAAAGCTGCTTCTAGTGGGTATCTGTATTGGAAGTTTGGTATAGCACCTCTGCTAGCAGACCTCAAAAAGGTTCAGCGTTCTGTTGGTGAAATTCACGAACAGTATAAACGCTTCCTTAAGAGTGCTGGTAAGACAGTTACTGTCTACGGTAGGTGTATGGGTTCGATTTCGAACACACTCATCTCCCCTGGTACTGGTTATGGTCAGCCAACCGACGGAACTTCCTTCTGGCACACCGACCTTGAAGTCGTTGTTCAGCCTAGGAAGACGTGCGTCATTACTGGGGTTAATTCTCCTAAGTATAATTTGGACATCTTCAATAAGATGGACTATTATGCTAAGAGATTCCTCAGCGCTGGTCCAGCATCGCTCGTTTGGGAAAAGGTTCCCTGGAGTTTTGCGGTGGACTGGTTTGTTGACCTAAGTTCGTATATCGATGCCCTGGATAACGTTTTAACGGGATCCACGTCAAAGATACATAGTATATCGCTATCTAACCATTGGGCTGCCAGATTTGGTGTCGTAAGACATTCAAATAGTAACTGGAACTCAACGTTAGATGGACAGGAGACGGCCTTTAACAGGCTGTCTTACTACCACCGGAAACCCTACATGGATAGCCTTTCGGCTACCCCTGCAGGTAGGTTTGGAAAGAATCAGATTGCCCTTTCGGGTGCTCTGCTCCACCAATTGGTGGCGAACCTTAAACGCTAATGCATAGTTATCATAAAATGAAAACTATATTAATGCAGATACCAGACCACATGGACGTTGCTTATGTCGTCGCCTATAACAATGAGAGCAAGACGAGATTTCCATCTCGACTTACTCCTGTTTGTGACGTCGCTATATCCAACGTTGAGGCAAAGAATATCATTCGTGGTATCTTTGTCGATGAGGACGAAGATGTTCACTACTCCGAGCTGAGTCTTTTAAATGACTCGGAATCGAAGGAAAGACATCTTGGTAATTCCGTGTGGTTCTTGGAAGTGAGTAACCTACAGTCATAATACACATGAACGCATCACTAACGCTTAGCACTCTAACGTTCGCCCTGACTAAGTCGGGCGACCTTGGCTCGGAGCGCCGTGAGACCTCTCGTGGAGTTAACCTCCCTGAGATTCTCACGATCCGCCACCAGGACTACGTCGATAATAAGACGAAAATTCCTGGTATCCGATCCAATGTCAAAGTCGATCGTTACGTGGCTATCACATCGGGAGCTATTGTCCCGGTGACGGCCTCACTGACCGTTGCGGTCCCTGCAGACGTGTTGATTACTAGCGCCGACGTCCTTGCGGCCGTCGAGCGTATAGCTCAACTCATCCAAGAGGATGATTCCGGTCTGGATCTTGCTGACGAAATTTTCGTCAATAAGGAACAGTAAGGTTTAATGTCATGAGAATGCCATTAAGCCTTGAACCGGGACACATCCCCGAGGAGATTACGTTCGGAGGCGGAACTGTGGTTACTGCGATTACGGCTAATTTAGCCGATCGCGGTCCCCATAGGTACGAACTCACGACATCTGGGTATGGTAGTCCTCGATTGTGGTACACCACGAATCTCGGGAACCCCATCTGGGGTTCTGGAGGTCATGCTGTAGCACCGAGGGCTGTTAATCCCTAAGTCTGTAAACAGGAACTGTGCTTTTGCACAAGCAAAGGAAGGCAAGGTTATATAATCATGTGTACGTTATTAACAGATACGTTTCACTGCCTGCTAGCTGACTGTTCTCGTCTGACGGGTCTACATTTAGTAGCCCCCGATGGCATTGGACAGGCTTGGCTGACTCAAGAGTCAGCTGCGCTAGACAAAGGTCTGCTGAAATACCTTGAGGACCCCAGTCATGGGGTTCCTCAATTCCCTGATTGGCTTATGCCTCTCTGGGAGAAGTTCGAGGTCAGTTATGATCCTGAACTTCTAAGGGTATTAAGACAGATCCTTGTCTTTTGCTACAAGGCTGAGTTCGAACCATCATATGAACAAAGAATCGCCTCGCAAGAGGCTTTTGTCCAAAACAACAACGAAGTTGGTTTCTGGAATAGTAGCAATTGTAACAGATTGCATTCCAGTCACCTCCTCCGTGAAGCGCGCCGCATCATTGGTTCGGTTATTCACCGAATTAATTGGACGGAAATAACTCCATTCCATGGACCCGGGGCGGTTTATCCGCCCCGAAAGCCATGGGAGAAGAGTGACATCCGTGCTTCTTACGCTAAACTGAGTTCATTGTATCCTTTGG